GGTGACCATGCCCAAGAACAAGCCGCTGGAAACCAGCCATGTCGAGTCTATCGAAACGGCATGGCACAACCATGACGAGGTGCAGATGCTGAAGAACCTTGTGGCCAAGTACGCCCGCGTGCTCGACATGACCGACAGCGGGCGTGACATCAAACCGTTGGCGACGGGGATGTTGGAAGCGATGGACCGACTAAAGGCGATAGACAACGCCGACATCGACTCCGACGAGTTCGGCGCCGTCCTGGACGAGCTGTGAGGTACGGCAGCCAGCAGCCGACCTTCGAGGTGCTCGGCCCCTACGACCACAGCGCGGGGGCGCGCCTGTGCGCCGTGTACGAGTCGTGGGGCACGCGGTTCTACCCGTGCCAGGCGCGGGAGCTGACGCTGTTCATGGCCCGCGACGCCGACGGGCGGTTCGCAAGCAGAACGATATGCATAAGCAAGCCGCGACAGAACGGCAAGAGCTTCAGCGCCCGCAAGTACGCCATCACGATGGGCGCCAAGGGCAAGAAGGTGCTGTACTCGGCGCACAACGGCAAGACCACGCGCAAGATGTTCCGCCACATAGCGGACGAGTGCGAGGGGACGCCCAGGCTCGCGCGGGCGCTGCGCACGGTGTACCGCGCCGCGGGAACCGAGGGCGTCTACTTCGCCAACGGCGGGTGCATCGAGTTCCAGACGCGCACCAACAGCGGCGGCCGCGGCGAGACCTACGACGTCATCATCATCGATGAGGCGCAGGAGCTGACCTACGACCAGCTGGACGCAATCAAGCCGACCACGCTGGCGTCGGAGTCGGGTGACCCGCAGATGATCTACATCGGCACGCCGCCAAACGAGCGGTGCGCAGGTGACGTGTTCCGCGACTACCACGACGCCGCGCACTCCGGCAAGGCCGGGTCGATGTGGTGGATGGAGTGGGCGAGCGACGGCATCGTTGACCTCTCCGACCGTGCGGCGGCGCTCGAGGCGGCCTACCGCACGAACCCAGCGTTGGGGCACCGCATCCGCGAGGACGTCATGCTGGACGCCATCGACGGGTACGTGATGAAGCCCGACAGCTTCGCGCGCGAGTACCTGGGCTGGTGGACGCCCGTCCACGAGCAGGGCAGGGCCATCGACGCCAAGGCGTGGGACGAGTGCGAGACGGACGCGGCGCCAGCGGGCGGCCGCATCGGCTTCGGCATCCGCTTCAGCGCGGACGGCACCCGCTGCGCGGTGGCCAGCTGCACGATAGCGCCCGGTGGCGTGCCCCACGTCGAGCTGGTGCGCGACGCGAACATCACCGCCACGGGCATCGGCTGGGTGACGCAGATGTGCGCCAGGAACGCGCAGGCCGTCGCGCTCGCGGCGGTGGACGGGCAGGGCAACGCCGACGCGCTCGCCGAGGCGCTACGCGACGCGGACATGCCGCGCGGCTCGTGGGTCCGCTGCGGCACGCGGGACGCGATAGCCGCCAACGCAATGCTGGTGAACGCCGTGCGCGAGCGGGCGCTCACACACCTGGACGACCCCGCGCTCACCGAGAGCGCCTGCGGCGTGGCCCGCAGGCCCATCGGCACGGGCGGCGGGTTCGGCTTCGAGGGAGACTACTGCGGCCCGACCGAGGCCGCCGCGCTGGCCCTGTGGGCGGCGCGCACGACGCGGCGCGACCCGTCGCGCGAGGGGAGGATAGGATGAGCGACGTTTGGACCGCCATGCCCACGGCGGTGGCCGACCTCGCGGGGATCGCGGACGCCTCCGGGCTGTCTGGCCCCGCGCGCGTGTGGGCCGACGCCCTCTTCTCCGAGTTCGGGCGGCACGCCGAGAAGAACGCGGAGCTGAAGCGTTACTACGACGGCGAGGTGCGCGTGCGCGACTATGGTGTCACCGCGCAGCAGGAGAGCGACCAGAGCTGCTACTGGCCGCAGAAGGCCGTGGACGCGCTGGCCGAGCGCGTGCGGCTGGTCGGGTTCGAGTTCGCCGACGGCGCCGACCACATGGCCGCCATCGAGCGCGAGAACGACATCGTGCTGGCCTACAACGACCACGTGCCGTCGCGCAATCTGTACGGTTGCATGGCCGCCACGGTCACGCGCAACAGGGCGGGACGCCCCGTGGTGAGGTTCCACAGCGCGGAGACCTTCACCGCCATCCCCGACTCGTCCATGCGCGACGGCATGGTGGCGGCGGGACTGGCAATCGGGCGCATGGAGCGAACGGAATGGAGCCCTCAGGCCGCCGTGCCCACCGTGGTCAACCTGTTCCTGCCCGGTGACGTGGTGGAGCTGCGGCAGGTCGGGCACGCCCGCTGGGTGGCGGCAAGCGGCCCCACGCGCGAGGCGGACCCGATGCTGTACGTCCTGCCCCACAAGGGCGTGGGCACCACGGCCCCGTTCGGGCGCACGTGCATCACGCGGTTCGTCCGCGACCTCACCGACGACGCAATCCGCTGCCTGTGGCACATGCAGGTCTCGGGCAGCTACTACAGCGTGCCCAAGCTGATGCTCACCAACCTCACCGCGCGGCAGTACGACGCCATGATGGAGGACAAGGACAAGTACCAGCTGGACCGCCTGCTGCTGGCCGAGCAGAACCCCGACGGCTCCACGATGGTGCCCACGCAGCTCTCGGGCAACAGCCCGCAGCCGTTCGTGGACGAGCTGATGTGCCTCGCCAAGCAGTTCAGCGGTGCGACGAGCGTGCCGCTCAACTCGCTGGGCATCGTGCAGGACAACCCGTCCAGCGCCGAGGCCATCACCGCCGCGCGCGAGGACATGTGCCTCGTGGCCACGCAGGACATCCAGCGCGACCGCCGCATCCTGCGCCGCGTGGCGCTCGCCGCAATGGCCGTCGAGCAGAACGTGGCCGTGGACGAGCTGGACGAGGGCCGCGCGGGCGTAATGCCCAAGTTCGCCGACCCCATGCCCGAGAGCAAGGCCGCACGCGGGGACCGCGCCATGAAGCTCGCCAGCGTGCGCGAGGGGTTCGGCTCCACCGACCTGTGCGCGCTGATGATGGGCGTGGACGAGGCCGACCTGCCCAAGGTGCGCAGCGACGAGCAGCGCGCCGCCACCGCCGCGATAGCGCAGAGCATATTCGGAGGCTCCGATGGAAGTGCCGCGTAGCTGGGTGGACGGCTACGCCGACTCGCTGGAGTCCATCTCGGGCGCTTGCAAGCGCAGGCTGGCCGACGCGCTCGCCGAGGTCGACTACACGATGCCCGTGGCCCAAGTGCGCGAGCGCCTCGTGGCCATCATGCAGGCGCACGTATACGAGTCGCGCGCCCTCGCCGCGCAGGCGGCCGCCGAGTTCTACGACGGCCTGCGCGAACGCATGGTCGGCGAGCCGATGGGGGCCGTCGCGTACGACGGCTACGACCCCGTGCCCGTGGAGCGCCGCGTACGCTCCGCCGTGCAGCCCCTCGCGGATGCGGACGGCGGCACGCTGGGCGAGGCGTCCGATGCCGTCGGTCGCGCGCTGGCGGCCTACGTCGGCTACTGCGTCAAGGCGGCGGCGGGCGGCACACTCTTCGGCAACGGTGAGCGCGAGCCTGGGCGCGTGAGGTTCGCACGAATACCGCGAGGCTCGAAGAGCTACCCCGACGGGTGCCCGTTCTGCCGGATGCTCGCGTCCCGCGGGTTCGTGTACCTGTCCGAGCTGACGGCGGGTGGCGTGGACCCGAATCACTACCACGACGACTGCCAATGCATGGTCGTCCCGAGCTGGGGACCAGGCAGCGTCGAGGGATACAACCCGCACGACTACGACGAGGGGTACCGCGAGTGGCTTAAGCAGGACCACTCCCAGCACGAGGCGAACGTCCGCGAAAGACGCAATCTCTAACCCATTGTGCGAACGCACAAACCAACCCAGTGAATCAGGCCCCGCTCGGGGCCTTTTTCATATCGGCCCGCCGCGGCCCGAAACGCGGCACCTACCCACCGCGGCTGGGGTTCCTGCCGCGCCGAGACCCGCTGGGGCGGGGGAAGGAGGCCAGACATGGCCGACACCAACACTGCGGACAACCCGCAGGGCACCACAGGCACGGCCCAGACTGCAGCAGCTGCGCAGTCTGGGGAGCGCACGTTCTCGCAGGCGGAGGTCAACCGCATGGTCGGTGACGCCCGCCAGAAGGAGCGCGCCAAGTACGCGGGGTACGTGGACGCCGACGAGCTGCAGGCCGCCAAGGCCGAGGCCGAGAAGGCGGCCAAGGAGCTGGCGGACCTGAAGGCCGCGACCGAGCGCCAGCAGGCCGTCTCCAAGGTGGCCGACGAGATGGGCATCCCCACGGAGGTCGTGGGCATGCTCAACGGCGCCGACGAGGAGGAGCTGGCCAAGCAGGTGCGCCGAATCCTCAAGGTGCTCCCCGCCTACCCCGTGCGCACAGACGAGGGCGGCACGGCCAACGTGGCCGCCGCCAAGACCAACGCGCAGCGGTTCGCGTCCATGTTGGACGGCGTGCTGTAGCGCAGGAAGGAGACGGAAATGCCCGTCGACATCAACCGTGGCACCACCAACGTCATCATGGACCCCGAGGTCAGCGCCGAGATTTGGGCCAAGACCCTCGAGCAGTCCGCCATCATGGGCCTCGCCCGCAACGTGACCATCCCCGGCAGCGGCCTGAAGTTCCAGACCATCACTGGCGAGCCCGCCGCCAACTGGACGGCCGAGACCGCCCCGAAGCCAGTGGGCACCCACACCTTCGGCAGCAAGACCATGACCCCCTACAAGCTGGCCATCATCGAGCCGTTCTCGGACGAGTTCCGCCGCGACAAGGCGGCCCTCTACGCCGAGTGCGTCTCCCGCCTGCCGTACGCAATCGCCAAGAAGTTCGACGGGACCGTGATGGGCACCGTGGCCCCCGGCTCCAACTTCGACACCCTGGGCAACTGCTCCACGGTGAGCCTGACGCCCGCCTCCGGCAAGACCGTGTTCGACCAGTTCATCGCCATCGACTCCGCCATCACCAACGCGGGCGGCATCATGAGCGGCATCGCGCTTGCCCCGCAGGGCAAGTCGATGGTGCTGGCCGCCACCGACGGCGTTGGCCGTCCCCTGTTCACGCCCGGCGTCGGCTCCAACACCGTGGGCGACATCCTGGGCGCCCCCGTCCACATCGCCAAGGGCATCTACGCCGCGGGCACGCCTGCCACCGTGGGTCTCGCGGGCGACTTCTCCGACGCCCTGTTCGGCACCGTGAGCGGCATCCAGATGGCCGTCTCCGACCAGGCCACCCTCACCAACGGCAACGAGACCATCAACCTGTGGCAGCAGAACATGTTCGCCGTCCGCTTCGAGGTCGAGGTCGGCTTCATCGTCAAGGACGCGGCGGAGTTCGTGCTCATCACCGCCTAGGGGGAGCCATGCTGCTGACCTGCCCGTACAACGGGGCCACCATCGACGCGGCGGAGGGGCACGCTGAGCGCCTGATCGCCGCCGGGTGGACGCCCGTCGAGAAGCCCAAGGCCAAGCCGCGCGCGACGCGCCGCAAGGCCACCAAGGCCGACAAGGCCGCAGAGTAGGAGGTGCGCCATGGCATCCGTCACGGAGCCGTATTGCTCGGTCGAGGAATACCAGATGCGCTACGGCGCGGTGGACGACCTCGCCCAGCTCGAGGAGTGCCTGATGGACGCCACGCGCCTGCTGGCCGTGGAGCTGGGCAGGCGCGGCATCGACGCCGCCGACGTGGACGACGGCCTGCTCATGCAGGCGTGCCGCCAGATGGCCAACCGCGTGGTGCCCACCGACGCCGCGGCGGTGCCAGCGGGGGCCACCAACGTGAGCCGTACCGTCGGCCCGTACACCTACCAGCTGGGGTTCTCGCGCCCGTTCGGCTCGCCGAAGGTGACCGACGCGGAGCTTGACCTGCTGGGGCTGGGCGCCCGCATCGGCTGGGCGCGCATCGGCGGTGGTGCCGCGTGAGCCTGATACCGACCGAGGAGGCCGTCGTGCTGCTGCCCGTCGAGGTCGGCACCGACGCCCTCAACGGCGCGGTGGTCGAGTGGCGCGAGGAGGGCACGGCCACGGTGGTCGTGTCCCCCGTCGATGACGACGACCTCACCGCGTCCAACCGCCCGTACGGCACGGCATCGGGCCTCACCGTACACTTCCCGTCCAGCTGGGGCGGCGGCCTGCGCGGCGCGCGGCTGTCGCTCCGCGGGACGGTGTGGGAGGTCGAGGGAGACCCCGAGCCGTACTCGGGCGGTGGCCTGCTCGGGTACGACCGACCCGTCCGCGTCCGACGTGTGGAGGGCTGACATGGGCACACGCTACAAGCCGCCCAGCGCGGGCGCCCGCGCGCTGCTCAACTCGCCCGCCATGATGGACGGCATCGGGCGCATCGTCGCTCAGGCGTGCGCCGACGCCAACGCCATGAACCGCCACGGGAGCGGCTACGAGGCCGACGTGCGCCCGGGCATGAACCGCTGCCACGGGATGATCAAGACCACCGACTTCGGCTCAATCCTCGACAACTCCCGCCACAACACGCTGCTGAAAGCGCTAGGGGGTGTCCGC